AATAATATAAACATGTTATATGTTAGCACTTAGTAAATTACCCAGAGAGATGCTTCCTTTCTCCAAAAAAACTAGAGAGTGGAGAAAATTACATCTAGACTGGGCTGATAGAAGAACTTACTTCTATGATAGCACTGTGAGAAAGTCTCTAATTAAGAAAAAGATTAACTATAATCTTCTTAATGGATACTTAGATATGCAGGATCTATCTATAGTTCTCAATCCTGAACAAGTACAGGCAGATTATATTCCTGAGACTATTCAACATTACCCTATAATGAACTCTAAGTTGAATGTTCTTAGAGGTGAAGAAGCTAAGCGTAGATTTGACTTTAGAGCCATTGTTACTAATCCTAATGCTCTATCAGAGATAGAAGAATCGAAGAAACAAGAGTTATTTGCTAGACTACAAGAATTAATTGCAAATAATTCCATGTCTGAAGATGATTTTAACAATGAAATAGATAAGCTTACTTATTATTTCACTTATGAGTGGCAAGATATTAGAGAGCAGAGGGCTAATTTATTACTCAAACATTACATAAAAGAACTAGCAGTATCTACTAAATTCAATGCTGGATTTGTAGATGCTATGGCTGTAGGAGAAGAAGAATATCAGTGTGATATCGTTGGTGGAGAGCCCACATTTGAGAGATTAAATCCTATGAAGGTACATGCCTTTAGACAAGGATATTCCAGTAGAATTGAAGATGCTGATATTATTATTCTTATAGACTTCTGGAGCCCAGGAAAAATTATAGAGACCTTTTATGACGTGTTGACTCCTAAAGATATAGAGTATATAGATAATTTGCCTCAAAGTTATGCTACTGATGAGATGCAAAATCATGATGAAAGAAACTCCTTTGTTAATTTTGCTGATGTCACTGGTAATGAATATGGGGAAGGTACAGTTATAGATAACTTTGTATTTTTTGGTAATACTGGAGTAAATGCTACTACTAATTACTTTGATAATAATGGTAATATCAGAGTTCTTAGGATGTACTGGAAGAGTAAGAGAAAGATTAAAGAGGTTAAATCTTATGATCCTGAGACTGGTGAAGAAGAGTATAACTTCTATCCTGAGACTTATATCATAAATAAGGACTTAGGAGAGGAAGAAAAGATACTGTGGATTGATGAGGCTTGGGAAGGTACTAAAATAGGTAAAGATATTTACCTAAATATGAGACCTAGATTAGTACAGTACAATAGACTATCTAATCCATCAAGATGTCATTTTGGCATTGTTGGTGGTGTATATAATCTCAACGATTCAAAACCATTCTCTCTAGTAGATATGATGAAGCCTTATTCATATCTATATGATGTAATTCATGATAGATTAAATAAGGCAATTGCAGCTAATTGGGGAAAGATTCTAAGACTTGATTTAGCTTTAGTTCCTAAAGGATGGGATGTTACCAAGTGGGTACATTTTGCTAAAGTTAATCATATAGCTGTACAAGATGGATTCAAGGAGGGTTCTGTAGGACCTGCTAAGGGTAAATTAGCGGGAATGATGGGCAACCAAAATACTGGAGTTATTGATGCTGAGACTGGGAACTATATTCAACAGCATCTAAATCTTCTTGAATTTATAAAGATGGAGATGTCCGAGGTTGCTGGTATATCTAAGCAACGAGAGGGACAGATTAGTGCAAGAGAAACTGTAGGTGGAGTTGAAAGAGCCACACTACAATCATCCCATATTACTGAATGGTTATTTACTGTCCATGATGATATAAAAAGAAGAGCTCTTGAGTGTCTGTTAGAAACAGCTAAAATGGCTATTAGAGGAGGCTCTAAGAAGTTCCAGTATATACTCAATGATGGAGCCATGAAAATTATGGATATTGATGGAGATGAATTTGCTGATTGTGACTACGGGATAATGGTTGATAGTAGTCCAGAGACTCAGCAACTTACTGAAAAACTGGATACTCTAGCTCAAGCAGCTCTTCAAAATCAAACTCTCTCATTCTCCTCAATTATGAAAATATTTACTTCTCCTTCTTTGTCAGAGATTCAAAGAATTATAGAAAAAGATGAGAAGGATATTCAGGAGAGACAAGCCCAGGCACAACAACAACAATTAGAGTCTCAACAAGCTATAGCAGAGCAACAGGCTCAGACTAAATTAGCAGAACTTCAGCTACAGGATCAAATGAATCAAAGAGATAACGAGACTAAGATTCTAGTGGCTCAAATTGCCCACGAAGATACTGAACTTGAAACAGATGAGGCAGAGTCTAACCTTAAAAAGGAGGAACTATTAGAAAAGATTAGACAATTTAATATACAAATGGAGCTTGAACGGGAGAAGTTAAAGTCTGATACTAGACTTAAAGAGAAAGAGTTAAGTATCAAAAGTAAACAGAAAACTTCAACAAATACTAAATAAGTATGATTAAATTTTATTGTCAAAGCGCACGTCCTATATATGTAAGGACAAATGATATATGGATGAAACCATCTACTAAAACTACTGCAGGGTATGTTTATGTTTTTACTCCTGATGGATACAAAGATTTAGTAGTTAACAATCTATATCAAAGAATTTCTGAAGCAGGATTTAATGGTACCGAGGATGAAATGATTCAGAATCTGGTATCTGAAGCCTCGGCCCCAGATAATGCTACTTCTATTCCTACTAAAGATCCAGGTGTAACTATTCAGAATTCTTTAGATGGCTTATCTTCTAATTTAGAAGATTTAAGTGGAGAGGTAGCAGTTAATGCTACTCATATCCAAGAACTTCAAACCTTAACTGATGAACAAGGAGATAAGCTAGATTCCTTGGATAAGGAGATAGCTACTAAACAAGACAAATTAGTATCTGGAACTAATATTAAAACGATTAATAGTACATCTCTGTTAGGATCAGGGAATATAGCTATTAGTACATTTACTCCTGTTACAACCCCTACAAGTCTAGCTGCAGATGCTACCTTGGAGCAGGTTATAGCAGCTTATAATAATCTATTAACTAAGTTACAGACGGCCGGAATCCTAGCAGATAATGGATCATCTAATAATTAATTGATTCAATATGTACGAGTATATAAAAGGTTTGGGGAGTATTTGGGTTAGTCCAGAAGCTCCCCCAGCCTCTTCAAAGAATATCTTATGGCTAAAACAGTCAGGTGGACCCACTAAGAGATATTCTCTATTATACTATAATGTTTATAAATCATTAAGTAGATGGGAAAATGTTACTCCTGGCTATGTACTATTTGAAGATATTAGAGGTATAGCAGAACCAGGTCCAGATTTTTATCCAGTAACTACTAATGATTATATAGCTTATATTGGCTCAGGTGCAGGAGAATATACTAACTTTATTCAAGAGAATGGTAAACCTATTACTATTACAAGTAATACTTCTATTGTCATTCTATATAAAGAAAAAGATTCAAAGTACTGGACCTACAAAGAGACCGAATGTAAAGGACCTCAAGGAGACTCAGCTTATGAACTAGCTAAGCTTGGTGGATATACCAAAACTAAAGAGGAATTTTACAGAGATTTAGCTCAAGTAAGTAATAAGGTAGATAAAATTCCAGGAAAGGGATTATCTACTAATGATTACACAGATCATGATAAGAATCTAGTAGAAACAATTCCAGATAAAGTTAATAGAGAAGAGTTAACTCAAGTAGCTTTTTCTGGATTACATAAAGATCTACTAGATACTAATTCTGTTGACTGCCATCCTATAGAGGCTATAACTGGACTTAGGCAAGAACTTAATGGTAAACAACCAATAGGTAGCTATGCTCATTTAGATGAGAATGATAAGGTATTAGAAACAGCTAATAATTCAGATAAACTAAATAATAAGGTAGAATCTGAATTACATGTAGATACAGCAGATAAAGCTATTGGAGATGAAGATGGTCTTAATATTAAGATCAACTATGCTAAAAAGACTGAAGTTGAAGATTCCATAACAGATGTAAGTTATGATTCATCTAGTGGAGTATGGAGATTCACCAAAAGTGATGGTACTATTATGGTAATAGACCAACCTATAGAGCAAATTATTAAGGAAGGTTATTACGATGCTACCACCGAGGAAATTGTTTTGGTGATGTGGGATGACTCAGAGATAAGAATTCCTGCAGAAGCTTTGGTTAATATTTATACTGGAGTTAATACTGATTCTACTAATATCAATATTAGTAGTGATAATATTATTTCAGTTGCTGTCAAAGACTATGTATCTAAAACCTACACAGACAATCAGTTAGCTACTAAAGAAGACAAGTCTAAATTAAAAGCTTTAGCTTATAAAGAAACTGCAGATTATACTAATGATGTTTCTAATAAACCTAAGCTTAATGGTAATATAATTCAGGCTGATAATACTACTGAATCTTTAGGATTAGAGCATAATATAGTTTCAGTTGGAGTCGTTGAACCAACAGAAGAGTATAAAGAAGTATGGGTAGATATGTCAGATATTGACGGAACAGAAATACCTCTATTGGAAAATGCTCAATATCAAGCGTTATTAACTGAGGCTAAGACTATCATAAATGCTATTAATGAGCTAGTTATTAAAACTAATCAAGTCACTACCCATACTAAAAGAATAGCAATGACTACTAATAAGCCTTCTTTAGAGACTAATAGATTCTATGTATGGGAAACTCCTATAACTACTCTGTATATTACTTTAGTACCACCTGCTCAAACCGGTATTGTTAATGAATATCTACTACAGTTTAGTACCGGTGATTTAACTCCTGTAGTGACTTTTACTCCAGACGTTAAGTGGGCTAATGGTGAACCTTTTATTCCTCAGAAAAATAAGACTTATCAGATTAAGATATTAGAGGGTATTGGAGTGTATAGTGAAACAACTTAGATACATTTTATATTTAAATAAATATGTCATTAAAAGTAAAAACAACTAATGGTAGTTGGGTTTATATTCCTGGTACCAAGGGTAGAGATGGAGATGAGCATGTTTACATCGGCTCTGAGGCTCCTTCAGATAAATCTATGATATGGTTTCAAACTACTACAGCCAGAGATTCTGGTGTAAGGAGGTTTGATCTCAACTCAAATGATTGGGTATTATTGCCTGGTACTCAAGGAATAGGTATTGCTTCTGCGATAGTTAATGAAGATGGAAATCTTATTTTAACATTAGATGACATTGCTGCTACTACTATTGATACTGGATATGTAAAGGGACCTCCAGGAGCAGAAGTACAACTTAGAAGTAATGGATCTTATCTGCAGTGGAAGTATGATAATGAGTCAGATTGGAAAGATCTGATAGCTTTAGAGGAAATTACTAAAGATTATTTACCTCTGAGTGGTGGAACCCTGACTGGAGATTTGAATTTATCTTATACTACTAATTCAGATTCTTCTAAGTTATCTGTATTCGATACTAATAAAGATCGTTATTATAACATAGCTTCTTATACTGGAACTTTAAATTTGGGTGATACATCTAAACTAACTATTATTAGATCTCAGAATTTTCTAAGAAGAGAAACAGGTTACACCAAATACAAGATATATGATGAAGGTACATTCGTAGCTGATACAGATTATGCTACTCCAGCTTTTGTAACAACTGAAACAGCTAAATATCTCCCATTAACAGGTGGGCTAATGACAGGTCCTATACTGATACATAATTCAGGAGATTCTTTAGATACTGTATTGGCCTATTCTGATGGAGTTGGTATATTAAGTACTGCCTTTAATTCTGAAACACCTTATAGAGGTATTCAATTTGGGGGAGATTCTACTTCAATCATTACCTTTAATGATAATGGTGAAAATAGGCTACAACATGTTTCTGGAACTCAGTTTGGACAGATACTGTCGTCAATTTATTTTAGACCAGGACGAGAATATGTAGAACCATCAGCAGTTATTAATTCGACATTAACTGACTATACAGCTGCAACTTCAGCCCAAGATATTACAAATACTGATTCTATTAAGACTGCCTTACAGAAAGTAGGATTCTATACTAAAGCTGGGTTATATACTAAAGCAGAAATTGATGCCTTAATTTCCAGTGTATTATCTTATGCAGGTTCAGTAGATTCTTTTGCAAACTTACCTACTACTGGCGTTAAGGTTGGAGATGTTTATAATGTTAGATCAGAATTTGATCTAGATAATAATCATTATCCAGCAGGAACTAATGTAGCTGCTGCAGCTGTAAGTGGCAATACTGTTACTTGGGATCCTCTAGGAGGATCTTTTGAGTTAACAAAAGCATCTGTAGAAGAAGTGCTAACAGGTAATATTACTAGTCATACTCATAGTTATTTACCGTTATCAGGGGGTTCACTAACAGGAAATTTGTCAACGACTGGAATGATTACAACTACAGGTCGACTAATAATTAGGGATACAACTTATCCTCAAGTACTATTTAGACATACAGGTGCTTCAGGTTATGATAGTTTATTATATGTAAATATACTCTCTGGTACAGTTAGATCATTAATATTCAGACCTGATAATACAACAACTACAGATGGAATAGTCTATCATAGTCTAAACTTCCAAGCTGGAGTAAATTACGTGGCTCCAAGTGCATTAAGTAATTATGTAACTTTAAATTCTGCACAAGATATTAGTGCTAAAAAAACTTTTAAAGCCCCTGTATTTTTTGGAGCTAAAGCCTCTGCAGAGTATAATAATACCGATACTATAAATGATGCAGATAATGCAACCTGGTTTATTGGGGCTGTAAATGGTAATGAGGCTTGGTGGAGATGTCAGCAAAGAGATGCACAATCAATAATGATTGGAAGACAAGGTGGAAAAGGATTTCAGATATATAGTTCACCTTATACGGTGTATGTAACGGCAGATAAGTTTATTGGAGCAGCTACTTCCCTTGTAGAAGAGAATATATATACAGCAACTAACTTTGGTACTTCTGATAAAAGACTTAAAAGATCTATTAAAAAAATAGATGAAGCTATTTCTAATAAAGCAGTAGATTCTATTAGTCTTAATAGATCTTTTATATATAAGAAAAGTGGAATAAAAGGATATGGGCCTATAGCTCAGGATTTAGAAGAAGTATTCCCTGATTTAGTATATACTAATGATAAAGGAATTAAAGGAGTAAATAATACGGCTTTGCTTCATTTACAAATACAAGGCTTATACCAGAAAATACAGGAGCTACAAAATCAATTAGCTCAAACAAGCTTTAAAGAAAAGATAAGTATATGGAGTAAGCTCAAACAAGCTTTAAAGAAATGGCTATTACCTTAAAAGAAGCTTATGGGCTTAATGGCTGTGGAGCTGATTTGATTAGATCAGCTTCAAACTTTGAATTAGGTCCTGCTACACATGATTGGGATAATCTAGCTATGTTTGGAGGACTTCAGATAGGGCAAGATTATCAAGTTGTTGTCGGAGGTGTCCAGTATTTAGTAGGATCAGCTACAGGATTTACTATCAGAGAGTATGATTATTTATCTAATACGGCTGGTAGAGCTTGGAATGTAGCTACTGATGGTACATTAAGTAATATAGTTTTAACTATTACTAAAGCTACTAAAGGAACTCTACTTCTTTACAATGGTATAGCAGGACAAACTACAGGTAATAAAACCAAATTTAGAAACTGTTCCTTATATTCATTAGGAGCTACTTCTGGTAATTTATTACCAAATTCTGGGGGAATCTATTATGATAGTGTTTTTAACACAGTCAGTGGAGTAAGCTCTACTTACCAAAATGCTGGAGATACAGGAGTACCTGAGATTAAAATAGTTTCAGCCGGAGAACACGCGGCTGCTGGTATATATTATAGAACTGGAAATACTACTGTATATAATCAGCTTATATGCAAAGCAGACCATACTTATAATGTGTCATTCTGGGCATTTTCTAATAAAACTGGCACAAGTACTTTTTTAAATCCCTTAATAGAAGGACAATCTACTATTCATGGGTCCTCACTCTCGGTTCCTAATGGTGTTTGGACCAAGGTATGGTGTACTGCTACAATAACTAGAGCTTGTAATACTGTTATAGTATTAACTGGTTTACCATTAAATGCTAATACTACTTTTTATATAAAAGATGTAAGAGTTACTAGATGTACTCCAGAAGATACTTATTGGATGGCATGGATTCCAAGTTCTAATGGTGCAGAACAAAATGAAAGATTACCTGATATTGCAACTGTAAATACATTATTAGATTTACATCAAAATGCAAGGTCTACTTATCCTTTTCAAAATAGTCTCTTAAATAGTCCACAAACTAGTTTATCATGGTCTAGAGGAGTAAATCCAGTTACTGGTATACAAATATTATCTAATACTTCTAGTACAGAGAATTATAGTTATTCATCTTACTTTACTATACCAGCTAATACAAAATTTTATCTATCTTTTTGGGCACAATGTAGTATCAATTTAAAGGGTGCAGATGTTTATATATTACCAGATGATTATGTAAATAAAGGATTAGTAGTAAAAGATCAATTGCCTTTAAACCAAACTTATACATTATATAGATATGAATTTACATCTCCAAGTACTTGGGGGGATAATGTTCCAGTAAGAATAAGATTTGACAACAATGGCTCTAATAATGGAGCTGAATCTAGGGTATATTTAAAAGATGTTAATATATCTTTAGATATTGATCATTCTAATGAATTAGCTAGTTGGGAAGGATTTAAATATCAAATCTCTTCACGCACAAGAACCATAGATACTACTGAATGGTCTTATAGTGGTAATGTAAGAACCAAAGGTACCCTAAATCAACAAAAGATTTTATATAGTGATGGATCAGCTTCGGATTGGACGACAATATCATCCAACTCTCAATCTGAAACCGCTCAATATACTGACTATGGTGCATGGACCTATTCAGATCCTAAAAGAACCAGAACTGTAACTTACAGATGGTCAGATGGAGCCACAAACTCAGGTGGTACACAGACTCAGACGGCTACCACAAGCACTAATTACAGTGCATGGACCTATTCAAGTGATAATTCTTACAGAACTAGAACTGCTACACCTGTATATACATATACAGATACTACAAGATATGGTACGGCAACTTCTCAAAGAGAGAATGGTACTGTGAGCTATGGTACTTGGAGTTATTCAGGTATTACCAGAACTAGAACTGTCAGTTACGTGTATTCAGATGTTACTAAAACGTCCAACTCTCAATCTGAAACCGCGACCTTAAATAGTATAGTTGGGGAATATACCTCTTCCAATCCTTACAATGGAAATAACTCTTGGACTAAAGCTGGAGGAGGTACTATTTCAGTAGCTGTTTTAGGTAAATATAATTTTAGTGATAATGTTGCCGCTCAACAGTATGTAACTAATAGTTGCACTTATTCCTATACTAATAACAATGTAGGCACATGGAATGCCTCATCACATGTTATGACTATAAGTAGTGCAGGTACTACTATTGTAGGAGAGTCTTCTGCAAATACCTTAACTATTACTTATAGTGGTAAAACAATTAGTGTTGTATTTAAAAGACAAGCAAATGCTATTACAGGTTATGGTACTCCAACCGGTGGTACTATATCATATGCAACAATTCCAGCATCTGGTGGTACTGTAAGTTCTGGTACTATAGGTGGAACAGTATCTCAAACTAGAACTTATACTTCTGGTTCGTCTGATACTTACTCACAGGCTACTCCGACTAATGGTACTTATGGTACGGCTATTACAGCCTCTAATTTAGGAGCAACTATAAAGAATGCAGCAACGGTAGGAACTTTGATCTATACCTATACTCTCAATGGAAAAACTGGTACTGTTGGGAATATAGTTACTCAAGCTGGTAATTATGTCACATCTCTAACTCTATCTAGTGGGACATTTAGTTATCCTACCATCAGTGCTGGAGCTACTAGTGCAACCCCAACTGTTAATGGCTTTGTTGGTACATTTAAGTTTACTAGTGGTGGATCTACTACAACTACGCCAGCATCAACTTATGGTAAATTAACTACCTCAATTACATATAGTTTATCTGCTTCTCAGAATGGATTTACAGCTGTAAATAGTTCTTCGGGGGTATTAACAGCTACATCTAGAGGTACTACTATAGGCACGGCCAGAAGTTCTGGTACAGTAACTAGAAAAATTACATGTACTTGGACACCTACGTCAGCTTATCCTGGTAATACAGTTACTGGCACAACCTCTCCAACTGCTACTTGTACTCAAGCATTGAATAAGGTAGTTTCTGCTACTATAACAGGAGCTGGAACGCTTAGTTATCCAACTGTAATCCCTGCTAAGGGAGGAACTTCTAGTCCTACAGCTAATTCAAGCTGTATATGGACTTATTCCTCTGGAGCACAAGCTGTTCCGTCCGGATATACAACATCAGTTTCTTATAGTATGACAGCTGGAAATGGATTTACTATCAATACTTCCACTGGTGTAGTGACAGCTTCTTCAAGAGGTGTTACTCCTGGTGCTGCTAGGAGTTCTAGTACTATTACTCATACAGTTAAATATAGTTATACCAATTCTAGTTCTGTAGGAGGAGAAATTGTTAGTGCTACAACTACTTCTCCTGGAACAACTTGTTCTCAAGCTGCTAATCACTATACTGACGACAGTATGAAGCTTCACTTTGGCCGCTGGACTGGAGCTAATACAGCTTCGGTAGGAGCAGGGTCCAGCACTACTACAATGTACCTAGAAGTAACTAGACTCTATGATTCTGGAGAGTACCAACCAGGTCATAATGTAACAACAGGAGGGACTTTTACGGTATCAGGAACTGGGTTTAGTATCAGTGGTTCTAATGTTATTGCCGCTAGTAGAGGAACTACTGCTGGAGCTGCCAGATCAGGCACTGTAACTGGTAAATATCATCATCTGACTGCGACTGGGACTATAACTCAAGCGGCCAATTCTGTTGGGGATTGGGTTGATACTGGTATTACTGCTTATGGAACTCCGAGTGTATCTATTGGATCAGGGTTAACTGCAGCAGGTGGTTCCGCTACGGTATCTCATAGTGTATCTAATACTATGGGCCAGAAAAGAACCTATACTTCTGGTTCATATGATACTCAATCAGTATCCAGAGCTGGAACGACCACGATAGCTATTACTACTAATGGAAATAGTAGATTTAGTTTATCTGGAAATACTTTATCCCATAGTAATATGACCTCTAATGTTACAACAGATACAGTAGTTATTACTGCTAAGAATAGTGGAGATACCAGTAAAACTAAGACTGCTACTCAAAGTATTTCAAATGCTGTAACAGGTTATAATGCCCCAACTATAGGAGCCTTTACTTATCCAGCAGGCAGTATTTCTTATAGTGGCGGAAGTCAATCTCCCTCTTATTCTATATATCAGAATTTAACCTATACTTCTGGCACTTCAGCATTAACTAGAGTAGATGACAATTGGTATGGTGGTAATAATTATTCCAAAGGTTTTAGTATAACAGGTACTGGTTTTTCAATAAATTACTCTACTGGAGTTGTAACAGCGGCATCAAATAGTAGTACTTCTAGCAGAAGTGCCACTGCAACTATGTCAATAAATGGAAGGACCTCAGTAACAATAGATACAGCTACGGCCATAGTTACTCAAGCTGGAGCACCTGGCCCGACAAGAGTAAATATTTCCATAAATAACCCGCAATTAACTGGTGGTGAAGTTGTTATTGCTTTTAGCCCAGCTTGCTATGACACTTTAACTATTTTGGTCATGGGATATTTACAAGATGGTAGCTTGTACTCAGTATACAGAAATGTTGGAGGTGGTATTACAGAGGATAGATTCTATCCTAATGGAGCTTGGGCTGATTCAGCATCTATTGAAAATGTAGATGGTGAGGCAACCCCTCCAGTAACTAAAACTAGAGGAATTTATTATTGGTAATGGCTGAAATTGATATTAATCAAGTACGCAGGATTACAGAATTGCCCGAGGCTTCTTCTTTAACTGGAATTGAAGTTATAGAATTAGTACAAAGTAATAGTAGCTATAAGACTACTATAGATAAAATCAGAGGAGCATCAAGTTACAATACCTTGGTAGGAACTGTTCTAGATTTTTCAAAAAATGTTAATTATACTATCTCATTAACTAAAAATACAACTATTAGTGTTGCAAATGCAGTTCCTGGAGATGTAAGAGTAATTAATACTGTACAATCTGGAGCATATAGTTTGATTCTACCCTCTGGTCATTATAAAATGGGTGGTTGGGATGTTGTTACTCCCACTGCTAATAACGTAATATCTTATACTGTTCTTTATGATGGTTTAAGATATTTATGGACAAGAGCAGCTTATGAAGCCTAGTTTAATTCAATATAGGGCACTACAACGAGCTAGTGCCCTATATTTAAAATTAATCTCAGATGATATCTATGTTTCTAAAAATAAACAGACAACATCATTTGAGATTTCTTCAAATACAACCTGGGATATTACAGATATTCCAGAGTGGATAACAATAGGGACTGAAGATATTAATAATAATACTGGTAATAAGATTATTAATATAGAGATCGCAGCTAATAGTTTAGCTAGGTACAGAACACATGAATTAGTTATTATATCTTCTAATAAATCCTTAACAACTAAAGTTCCTATTACTCAATTAGGAACCTCAGATATTCCTTATCTTAATATAAACCCAACTAGTAAAAGTGTGCCTTATACTGCATCTAACTTTCAACTTAGTGTGGATTCTAATATTATGTTTTATATTGAATATACTGATCCTCCTATACATCTAACAGAAATACCATGACAAGAATAAAAGGATTAGGCAGTCAGAATTATACTGTTAATGTGGATGAAAATCCTTTTGCATGGGCTAGAAACTATGAGTTAGTGATTTCAAACCCTCTCTCTGCACAAGTTCCAGATAAAACTTGTGTTATATCTCAAGCAGCAGCTCCTGGATATTTTAATTTAAGTACTAATTCAGTTATCTTAAATTATACAGCTGGTAGTTCTGCTTCTGTAAATTTGACTACAAATGCTAAGTGGACAGCTTCAACAGATGCCTCTACTTATTTTACATACAAAAAGACTGGAGGTCCTTCAGGAAATATTCCAGCCACAGATTTAAAAGAGACATTACAATTTATAGCTGTTCAGGAGAATGGGGATAGTAATGATGAATGGTCTAATATTACTAAGAGAATTAATTATTCTCCAGTTGGTGCTCCTTCATCCTATATTACGGTTACTCAATTAGTAAAGTCTAAAGGAAGAATAATTGCTGTTACTAATCCCAATGAATATTTAAGTGATTTGGAAATTACCAAATCAGCATATTCATTTCAGGTTCAATGCACTAGACCTTATAAGATTACTATACCTAATGATATAAATTGGGTCTATGCTGGTAGTAGTGGGACTACTCCATTTAATCAAGCTAATACTTCACATCCAGCTGATTATAATAGTCCCAGAACTATTTATTTTAGATTAGCCAAAAATACTACTAGCTCTTGTAGATATGTCACTTTTACAGTACAATCTTTAGATCCTGCAGATAATATTAATCTTACTATATCTTATATGCAGAGGGATGCTGCATTTTTTACTTGGACTGAATTTTCTGGTGGAGATGTGAGGTACACTTCTTTTGATGATAATACTAGTACATTAACTACAAATTATTCTCCAATTACAGAATCATCTCCAGTAAAACTTAAATTCAAAACTAATATAGATTGGGCAGGAGAATTATTGGATGATGCATTTACCGTATATGGTAATTATTATTGGGTATATTTCTTATCTAACACTCCTACTTCTGGCGTAGGTGATCCTTCTTGTAAAGTAGGTGGGAACCAAAATTTCCAGATTAGTCTTGGAGTCAAAGAATTTAAAGATTATCCTCAGAATACAGATTTGGAGTTAACTACTAGAATTGGTCATATTAATATAAATAGAACTTGGGAAGGGTCTAAGATTCCTCTCAAAACTATTACAGTCAAACAGACTCCTGCACCTGTATTTACAATGTCATTTAATCCTGGATATCCAACTAACTTTGATTACAAAGGAGGAATTACTTATGTATTAGTTAGAGCATGTGATTACATGACATGGAGAGTATATAGTCCATCAACTGATGAGACATTTATAGAAGCACAACTTACTAATGTTGGTATATCATGAATAGTGTAGATGGACAATTTAAGTCACTTATAATGGTAGATGTTCCTGAGAATCAATTTGCTTGGAGTAAGACAGCAATAGTTCAAGGAGTAACTACTAATATAGCTCCTGAAAGATCTACTAATCTTAATATAGGAGTTGGTCCAGCTCCTGCTTGGGCTACTATAGTACATCCTAATGTAGAGAACAATTGGCTGTATATTAATTCTAATGGACTAACATTTGAGGTACAGTTTAAAACCAATATGAAATGGTCTGCATTTGCAGGTACTTCAGGTTCTCAAAATTATGCTAAATTTGTACAGACAGAAACTTACCCCACCTCTGGGATATCTACTGATATAAATGAGATTCATACTCTTAAGGTATTAATTGATCCTAGAGGAGTAAGAGAATATGAGGGGGATAATATATATAAAACTTGGCGACATGCTTATATAGCTATATCAAGTACTGATCCTGAAGTTTCATTTACAACTCAAATTCTTAAAATATGGCAAGCTCCTGTATGTAGAGTAGGATTCTTTGATTATAGGAATCCAGCAGAGAATCCTAATCCAGATTATCCATATTTGCCTAAGGATATTACTGTAGGAAGTGATGGAGCCTCTTTAACCTCTATAGATACTGGAGCTCTAGCAGTTACTGCTGGTTCTCTTTGGAGAGAGATAGTGAGTACTGAGGGTCCATATACCTTATCTATAAGTGGTGCACCAGCAGGCGCAGATGTAAATATTCATGATCCTGGATACTGGTTAGATGGTAATCCCAAAAAAGGAGTTCCCACTAAAGTAGATGATGGAGATATTGATACTTATCAACAAATAGATATTACAGCTCCTTATAATGATACTGGAAGTGTAAGAACCTGGACAGTAAAAGTTACTCCTATACTTTATGCTTATAATACAGAACAGACTACTAGAGTAGAATGGGCTTCTCAAATTCCAGCACAAGATACTGTACCTGCTCAAGCCTTAGTATTTGATGATATTACTATGACAGTTTCTCAGGATAGTATTCCTGTTATACATTTAGCTTATAATGGACAAAGTTCTATTACAGCAAATGGGGCTTTGTCTGGTTATTTAGACGTATCATTTACTGGAGGTAAATCTCAATCTTATCCGTGGGAATTTACCGCTTCTGATATGAAGAATCAAGGAGAAGCTGCATGGTCAGCTGAAGGAAACTTTGATGAACCTGGTACTAATTGGACATTTGGATGGTGTCATTTTCCTGAAGTAGGAAATGTCAAAGAAGGTAATAAACTTTACTTTGAAGTAGATAGTAACAATAGTGGACAAGACAGAACTGCTGAGTATAAAGTTAGATTAAATCAGTTAGGTTATCCAAATACTCAAGAGGCTATAGTTACAGTGACACAAGCTGCTGATGATAGCCTATATATTAATTGGGATTCTTCTGCTACTCAGATATCTGATGATGGAGAGACTAGAACTCTTACAGTAAGTGCTACTGGGGCTACTGCTAAATCCATTGTTTGGGGAGCTTATAAATATAATGATGCTAATCATACTACTGGCAGAACTCCTTATTCTGGAATTACTTTCTCTACTGGAGAATCAATGCAAATTAATTCTCCTGGTACATATCCAGTAATAGCTACATTTGCTGCTAATAATATAGCTAAACCTAAGTATCTTAGGATTGAAGGAGTAAAAAGAATAGGCGCTGATATTGCAGGTACTACTGTAATAGATTATAACCAAAATCAACAGGCTCAGGTAGCTAGGTTTGAAGCTACGTTATATCCAAACAAAGATTCCATAACTTGTGGTAATCTTGGAAATGTAGATATAGAATTTACCTATAGAGCTAACTTTGATTTTAGAATATTCTGTACTTTTGATAATACCTCTTCTAGTGTACCTGGGTCAGTGGTAGTAACTGATGATAATTGGAATACTACGTATACTTGGTCACTTCATGTATTAGGCAATACTTTATCTTCTTCAAATAAGTTTGGTTATATAGGATTAGGTACTGCAGATGGATCAACACAATTTAGAGCAATTTCTCTTACTCAATATGGTATAACAAACAAGGTTGGTATTTGGGAGCAATGTTATGAAACAGGCAGAAATGATGGAGGTGAGGCTACTACTGATACTAGAACTGATCCACCATATTCAAATTCAATACTAGCTAGTGTGGAATTGCCTGAATCTTCAGTAAGCTCATCCATACCATTGCTTGTCTCAAAAAGAAATGCCTTTAATGACCAAGAAGAAGCAATTGGATTGGCAAGTCCTAATAATAAATTTGAAATAATTTGGGAAGATTCAGAAGGAGTTACTACGGGTCCTTCTAATACTAATGGATGGTGTACGTTAGCTCTAAAGAATTGGAATGTTCCCTCTGAAATTTCAGATGGTATATATGAACCTACTACTCTTATAAGTCCTGATATAGACAATGTAGAGAATTGGCCTAATATTGGAATAAGCTGTACTAGCAATCCTAATAGTACTAAAAGGATAACTACTATTCGCATTAATCCTTATGATACCTCAGCTGTAACTCCTGATTATGGAACGAATGCTAGTGGAAATGGAGTAATGATTGATGTAACTCAAAGAGCTTCTATTCCAATAAGTGATATGACTAGATTTACTATAGTAGGTAATATGTCAACTAGTTCACAAACTCCATTGCAAGTATTCCTCTATGGATACAGTGCAGAGGGAGAAGTTAATACAATTAATCAACTTCCAGTAGCAGTATATGCTCTAGTAGAGTTTGTTGGAGGAAGTACTACTACAGGGTTATTGATTGGAACTAATGCTTCCTATTTATATGATCCATCTCCAGCTGTAGCGAATCCTACTATTGCTGCTATAGCATTTAGTGAGAATGGTCCTTTCCAAGATGGTGTAGAATATATTACTACATTAGACTGGAATGGGAAAACAATATCTTTAGGATAATGAAAAAATATGTAATAGCTGGAATAGTTTTGGTAATCCTCCTATCTTTGATAGGGGGGTTACTTAAAACTAATGCCAGATTAAAAGAGCAAGTTAGTATAGAGGCTAATAATTATAAAGCTGAATTACTGGCTAAAGAAGGGATTAACAGAGTATTACAGCTCACTAAAGATCAATTTAAAAATGAGCAAGACTCTATAATGAAAAAGATGGATAGTATTATTAGAGAAAACAAAATTAAAGATAAAACAATCAGACAATTAGAATACTCTAAACAATCTATTATCATTAAAGATTCTATAATTACTAAAGACTCTATTATTAAGGAAGGAGTTAATTTAGATACTACTTTATTAAGGCCCTATTATAAACTACAGATAGGAGTTAAATCTCCTAATATTATTAGGATAGATTCACTAGTTCTTGAAAATGAACATTATGTAATATTTAACTCTAAAAAGGAGACAATTAAACCTAAAAAGTGTTGGCCTTTAAGATGGTTTCAAAGAAAACATACAGTAATTGAAGTTACTATAGATGATTCAAATCCTTGTGTAAAATCAAATAACAACAAATTTATTGAAATAATTAAGTAATGTGGGAATCAGTATTATCTAACCTGCTTGCTCCTGTAATTATAGCTGGAGCTACTGCTTTCTTTGGATTTAAATGGGGCCGTAAGAAAACAAGTGATGAATTAGAGAGATCTCATACTGAGAATGCAACTCTAATAGTTAATCTAGTTAACAAACAACTAGATATAGTTTATGAGAGGGTTTTTGCTCTAGAGAGATCTGTCGCAACCTTAAAGGCTACTCTAGAGGAAAGAGAAGTAGCTTTGGAAGATAAGAAAGCTATTATTAGGGCTGCTAATGAATGTACTGCATGCCCTCCTTCTGGTTGTCCTGTTTTGCATAGACAAGCTGAGTTAGAGGGATTAAATAAGAAATTAAGACTAGAACAAATTGCTAAAGAACATGAAATTGCTATTAAAGAGGAAAGAGCTCACTCCTAAATATACAATGGGGGAACTTTATATTGATAATAAATACTTTTGTGATACTTTAGAAGATACTAATAGAGATCTTAACAAAAATGGAGTATTTGATAATGGTGAACAAAAGGTTTATAGTGAGACAGCTATTCCTTATGGAACATACAAAATAGAGATGTATAATTCTCCTAAATTCTCTCCTAAATATAATAATAGAAAGGTACCTCTGTTGCAAGATGTTCCTTCTTTTCAAGGAGTTTTAATTCATTCTGGTAATACAGTTGCAGATACTGCTGGATGTATTTTGGTTGGAAAGAAAACTTCTAGTGGATATATATCTAATTCTAAAGAGACCCTAATGAACCTTTTGGATCTTTTAGATAAGAGTTCGGGAGAAATAAGCATTACTATTGAGTAAGTTTAGTAATAACCACTTTCTAAAAATATAAGTAAAAAATTTACACTATTGTATTATTAATTTTTTGTGCTTATATTTGCAATACAAATTTAACTTAAAACGGGAGATTTTATGGGTAAAGGAATTGACTTATCTATGGATGCATTCATAGATGAAAATGAATTATTTTCACCTTCTGTAGAAGAAGAAAATAATGCAAATGAGCAACCAGAAGCTCTAGAAGATCTGGGACTAGAAGATACAACAAAAGATTCTACCGATGAGGAGATTGACCCAAATAACATATTTGGTGCTCCTCAGGAGGAAGTAGGTGGAGAAGAAAATGATAATGATACACATCAGGGTCAGGAAACGGAGGATACCTCATCAGATAATGATGATAAATCAGGTAGCAATTCTCCCGAAAATACCCAGTTCTACTCTACTATACTCTCCTCATTACGAGATGATGGTATCCTTCCTGACATTGATGAAGATTTAATTAAAACAGCTAAGACTCCTGAAGATTTTGCAACGGCTATTGAGAAACAAGTTGCTGCAAGATTAGATGAGACTCAACGAAGGATTAAGGAGGCATTAGATAATGGTGTAGAGCCCGATGAAATTAATAATTACGAAGGGACTATTAATTATCTAAATAGTATTAAAGAAGATGACCTTAGTAGTGATACCGAAGAGGCTAAATCTCTAAGGGAGAATCTTATTTATCAGGACTATTTAAATAGAGGATTTAAGCCTGAAAGGGCCAAGAAAGAAGTCGATAAATCTATTACTGCGGGTACTGATATAGAAGACGCTAAATCAGCTCTAGAGAGCAACAAAGAATACTATACTCATTCCTATCAATCCTTACTTAAGGAACAGGAGGATTTGGCTAAAGAGGCTAGGGAGCAGAGACGTAAAGAAATGGAGACTTTTAGTAAGAAGATTCTTGATACTGAAGAGCCATTAAGTGGTGTTAAAGTAGACCAACTTACTAGAAAGAAAATCCTAGAGAATGCTACTAAACCTATTTACAAGGATGAGGAAGGTAATCTAATGACTTCAATACAAAAGTATATTAAAGAGAATCCTATTGATGCACAGTATTATCTTAACTTATTCTATACCTTGACTGATGGTTTTAAAGATATAAATAAACTAGTAAAGCCTAAGGTAGCTAAGACAACTAAAGAGAATATTAGAAGTCTTGAATCTAAACTAAGAAATACTAATCCATTTAGAGATAGTGGTAATGATCTCTTCACGGATAAAGAATCTAATT